TGCGCCGCCATTAAGCGTGTGCTGTATCCCGGCTGCAAATTTGACTCCATGCTGGTACTGAACGGCCCCCAGGGTGTGGGCAAAAGCACCCTCATTGCCAAGCTGGCCGGAGAGTGGTTCTCCGACAGTCTGAACCTTGGCGACACCAAGGATAAGACCGCCGCCGAGAAACTGCAGGGGTATTGGATCTTGGAGATCGGCGAACTGGCGGGTCTCAAAAAGGCCGAGGTGGAGACGCTGCGTTCCTTCCTCTCCCGGCAGAACGACATTTACCGTGCGGCTTTCGGCAAGAGAGCAACGCCGCATTTGCGCCAGTGCGTGTTCTTCGGCACTACTAATGCAGAGTCCGGCTATCTTCGGGATACCACCGGAAACCGCCGTTTCTGGCCGGTCAAAACGCCCGGTACGGGCATCAAGCACTCCTGGGATCTGACCCCGGAGCTTACTTGCCAGATCTGGGCGGAGACGCTGGTGTATGTGAAGCAGGGCGAGAAGCTCTATCTGAGCGCCGAGTTGGAAGCTCTGTCGAAAGCCGAACAGCGAGAGGCAATGGAGTCCGACGAGCGTGAAGGGCTTGTCCGTCTGTATCTTGACACGCTGCTCCCGGAGGATTGGGACGGCATGGACCTTTTCGAGCGCCGCAGCTTCCTCACCGGCAGCGACTTCGGCGACACCCAAAAGCACGGTACGGTCAAGCGCGCCCAGGTGTCCAACATGGAGATCTGGTGCGAGTGCTTCGGCAAGGAACGCGCTAACATCCGCAGGACGGACAGCAACGAGCTGACCGCCATCCTTGCCCGTCTGGGCTGGAAGCGACTGGACAACAAAATGCGCATCCCGCTCTACGGACCGCAGTATGTCTTCGTTCCAAAGGAGTGTTCCCGATGAAAAAGACTGTACCGGCCATTCTTCGGAACGAGTTCCGAGGGAAAACGCACCTTTTCGGCACGTTCGAGAGAACAACTCATGGGAACGGCGGCGGCCCCATAAGCAGCAAAGAAAATCGGTAGTCTTGTTCCTTTGTTCTTGACCTTTCTTATATATCGAAAGAAAAAGGAATAAAGAGCAGTAAACACGCGATACACGCATTTGCGCGTGTATAGGGCTTTTCGGGTTTTAAGAACATGGGAGGTCACGATGCGTGAGAAAACGATAGAAACAAAATTGGTGCAGGCTGTCCGCGCAAAAGGCGGTCTCGCACCGAAGTTCACAAGCCCCGGTTTTGATGGAGTGCCGGACCGCCTGATACTTCTCCCCGGCGGCAAAGTTGCCTTCATTGAGTTGAAAGCGCCGGGCAAAACGCTCCGCCCTCTGCAGGTAAGGCGAAAAAGACAGTTAGAAGCACTCGGCTTTTCGGTGTACTGCATCGACAGGCCCGAACAGATAGAAACAGTATTACAGGAGATTGGAGGTGATGCCCGATGAAGTTCATACCACACGATTACCAGCAGTTCTGCATTGACTACCTTGAGAGCCATCCCATTGCTGCGATATTTCTTGATATGGGCTTAGGTTGAGCAAAACAGCAATCACGCTTTCCGCCATCTTCGACCTCTGCCTGGACAGCTTTCTGATCCGCAAGGTGCTGGTCATCGCACCGCTGCGTGTCGCCAGAGATACATGGCCTGCGGAGATCCACAAGTGGGATCATCTGCATGGGCTGACCTACTCGGTGGCGGTCGGCACGGAAACCGAGCGCAAGGCGGCACTCCGGCAGCGGGTCAGCGTGTACATCATCAACCGGGAGAATGTCCAGTGGCTCATTGAGGAAAGCAACATCCCCTTCGACTACGACATGGTGGTCATCGATGAGTTGTCCTCCTTCAAGAGCTATCAGGCAAAGCGGTTCCGCAGTCTGCTGAAAGTCCGCCCCGGCGTCAAACGTATCGTGGGACTGACCGGCACCCCTTCTTCCAACGGGCTCATGGATCTGTGGGCGGAGTTCCGCATCCTCGACATGGGCAAGCGGCTCGGTCGGTTCATCACCCATTACCGAAACACCTTCTTCCGTTCGGATAAGCGCAATGGTCAGGTGGTGTTCAGTTATAAACCGCTGCCCGGTGCGGAAGAACAGATCTACGACGCCATCTCCGACATCACCATCTCCATGAAAGCGGCAGACCATCTGCAAATGCCAGAATGTGTGATGAACGAGGTAACGGTCACGCTTTCTGAGAAAGAGCGCAAGACCTATGATGCAATGCGCTCGGAGTTGGTCGTGTCCCTCGGCGATGCGGAGATTGATGCTGGGAACGCCGCAGCCCTCTCCAATAAGCTCTCCCAGATGGCAAACGGCGCTGTCTACGATGAGGACAAGCGTGTGTTTCAGATACACGACCGCAAGCTGGATATGCTGGAGGATCTCATCGAAGCCGCCAACGGGAAACCCGTCCTTGTGGCGTACTGGTTCAAGCACGACCTGGAGCGCATCTCCGAGCGGCTGCATAAGCGCCACATTCCGTTCAGTCTGCTGGACGGCTCCGACAGCATCCGCAGATGGAACAGCGGCGAGCTGCCCGTGGCGCTCATCCACCCGGTCTCTGCCGGTCATGGACTGAACTTACAGGCAGGCGGCTCGACCCTCATCTGGTTCGGGCTGACCTGGTCGCTGGAACTCTACCAGCAGACCAACGCCCGCCTGTGGCGGCAAGGACAGACCGCCGATACCGTGGTCATTCACCACATCATAGCCAAAGACACCATCGACGAGCGCATTATGACTGCGCTCCGTAAAAAAGAAAGGACCCAGACCGCGCTTATCGATGCGGTCAAGGCCAACTTGGAGGGATAATATGACGGCAAAAGAATATCTGAATCAGGCTCACCGGCTCGACCAGCGGATCGACGCAAAAATTGCACAGGTCGCATCGCTGAACGAACTTGCCACCAAATGTACCGCCACACTGACGGGAATGCCCAGGACACCGAACTCCGGCGGCTCCACACTGGCAGATACTGTGTGCAAGATCATCGGCCTGCAGGAAGAAATCAACCGGGACATCGACCGTCTTGTTGATCTGAAGCGCGAGATCATGTCGGTCATCAAGGCTGTGGATGATGCCGAGTATCAGATTCTTCTGGAGAAGCGGTACCTCTGCTTTCAGACCTGGGAGCAGATCGCTGCTGAGATGAACTATGGTGTGCGCTACGTCCACTGTATGCATGGCAAGGCGCTATTAGCGGTGGAAGCGCTTATGAAGCAGGTCTGCTGCAAATAAAAAAGCGCTGTCTCGGTAAAAGTGTGCACACAAATTCACTGTTTTTCCTGCCTAGATATGCTATAATGGCATCAGTGAAAAAGCATCAAGGACAACGCCATCGCGGGAGAGATCCTGCGGTGGCGTTTCTTATGCCCGCGGGAGGTGAGCAAATGCCCAGAAAACCGCTGCGCCCCTGCTCTCACCCCGGCTGTCCCAATCTCTGTGATGGACAGTTCTGTGAGCAGCACCGTGTAGAGGAGCGCCGCAAGTACGACAAATACGAGCGAAGCGCCGACGTCAACCGCAAGTACGGCAGAGCGTGGAAGCGCATCCGGGACCGATACGCAGCGGAGCATCCCCTCTGTGAGATGTGCCTCAAGGAAGGCCGGCTGACCCCGGTGCAGGAAGTTCACCACATCCTGCCCGTTTCCAAAGGCGGCACTCATGCAAGGGACAACCTCATGAGCCTGTGTCAGTCCTGCCACACGAAGATCCACCACGACCTCGGAGACAGATAAAAGAGGCCGCCCCCAAATGCAGGGACGACCTCAAATACAGTTTTACGGCTGGATATCAAACATGGTCATCATTTTTTTGAACGTATCCTGTCCATCCAGACAGGTATCTGTCAGATAGCCTTTCTCCGTTTTCCATTGGGAAAGTCCACGGTAGTAAAACAGCTTTTTGGAATCTTCGATGATAAACGGAACGATACCGTAACGCAGACACTCTTTGAGTGCGATCAACCGACCAACTCTGCCGTTGCCATCCTGAAAAGGATGGATGCACTCGAATTCGTAGTGAAATTGGATGATATCGTCCATGGACACGGTATCGAGCGATCCATAGTCGGAAAGCAGCTTCTTCATTCTGGCTGGCACATTCTTCGGCTTTGTGGTTTCATGGCCCCCGACGGTATTGCCTCGCCTTTTGTAATCGCCCACGGCAAACCAGGAAAGTGTGGAATCCTTTGTACTCTGCTTTAGAATGCGGTGCAGTTCTTTGATGATGGCTTCGGTCAGCGGTTCTTCTGCGTGGTCGATCACATAGTCAATGTCGCGGAAGTGGTTGACTGTCTCGATGATGTCATCAACGGGGATTCCTTCGCCGACATCGACTGTGTTCGTTTCAAAGATCAGTCTGGTCTGATCTTCGCTGAGCTTGCTGCCTTCAATGTGGTTGGAATTGTATGTCATGCGGACTTGAAGCTCATGGTACAAGCCGCCGGGCATACGGATGCTTTTTTCATCACGCAGCATTTGAAGCAGCACATTGTCTGAGATGTTTCGATACAGTTCTTCCGGTGCGCAGTCCAGAAACGCAGCGATTTTTGCAAGCACACGGTCGGCGATCTTCTCACCGCGGCCGATCTTTGCGACCGTCCGTGAGGAAACACCAAGTTCTTCTGTAAGCGCAGTCTTTGTAAGCCCCTTGTCGTTCAGCCTCTGTATAAGTCCTTCATAGGAGATCATCAACGCCACCTCTTTCCTTTACTTATTATAACCGATTATCAGAAAAAGTAAAGGTCAAAAGGAAGAAAAGTAAAGGTAGGGGCGGGGCAAATCTCTGGGACCTTTGAGACCGGGCAACGGCCCGGGGCTTCGTGCGCGAAAAAGGCTATTCAAACAAGGGATTAACCGATCAACATATTTTTTACAGAAAGCGTGAGATTTTTTGGCGAAAGACGGAACAGTCCGGGGCGGTCCCAGACGCGGGACGGGACCCAAACCGAAGCCCCTGTCCGAAAAAATACAGAGTGGTCAACCGGCGCGGTATATGCCGAATGAACTGCCGGAACTGGATCTCTCCGAACTGGAGGCGGTCGATCTGCCGGAGGGCGCTTCACTGGAAGGTGCGGATATGCCGAAGCCAGGCGAGTATCTTTCCGCAAAGCAGAAAAACGGTGTGCCGCTTGGCGCAGCGGAAATTTACAAAGAGACATGGCTGTGGCTGAAACAGCGCGGATGCGAGAACCTCGTCAACAAGCGGCTCATCGAGTCCTTCGCACAGGCATTTGCGCGGCACATCCAGTGCGAGGAGGCCATCAGCACCTACGGTCTGCTTGGCAAGCACCCCACCACAGGCGGCGTGATGGAGTCGCCGTTCGTTAAGATGTCCATGCTGTTCCAAAAGAATGCGAACCTTGCATGGTACGAAATTTATTCCATCGTGAAAGAAAACTGCACTGCGGATTACTCCGGAGCAAGCACGCAGGATGACCTCATGGAGCGCCTGCTCCGTTCGAGAAAGGGATAACATCATGTTTGAGAAAGTAAATCCGTGCCACCCGGATAAGGTAGCAGACAGGATCGCCGGTGCGCTGGTGGATCTGTCGTATGCAAAAGCAGATAATCCCCGCATCGCTGTGGAGGTCCTCATCGGTCATGGCGTGTGCCACATCATTGCGGAAACCTCCGTCACGCTGGATAAGACAGGTGTGACTTCCGCCGTTCACCGCATTGCCGGAAATCTTGCTGTAAACTATGTGGAAGTGCCGCAGGACGGTCACCTTGCCGACAACCAGGCAGACGGCGTTCGCTGCGGCGACAACGGCATCTTCAAGGGGATGCCCATGACTGAGGAGCAGAAGACGCTCTCTCAAATCGCACGGGACGTTTTCTCTGTGTATCCCTATGACGGCAAGTACATTCTGGACGGTGACCGGCTCATTCTCTGTCAGAGCAATGTCGAGACGCAGCATCTGCGTGAGATTTATCCCGATGCGGAGATCAACCCGCTCGGCGACTGGACGGGCGGCACCGATGTGGACACCGGCGCTACCAACCGCAAGCTCGGCTCGGATATGGCTGACTCGGTGACAGGCGGCGGTCTGCACGGCAAGGATCTGTCCAAGGCGGATGTGTCTGTCAACATCTATGCTTTTCTCAAAGCCCAGGAAATCGGCAAGCCCATAACGCTCTGCTGCGCCATTGGGGATGACACCGTGGACGGCAGACCCTACGCTGAAATCGTGGAGATCGCACGGAGCTACATCCGCTCGGTCGGTGGTTTCGAGAAGTTTGCGGAATGGGGGCTGGTCTGATGAAAACAACGACCGAAATGCAGCTTGTTCCCATTACGAAGCTGGTTCCCTATGTCAACAACGCCCGGACACACAGCCCGGAGCAGATCAATAAGCTCCGCTCCTCGCTCCGTGAGTTCGGTTTCATCAATCCCGTCATCATCGACCGTGACTATGGCGTAATCGCCGGTCACGGTCGTATTCTTGCCGCCAAGGAGGAAGGCATCACCGAGGTGCCGTGCGTCTTTGCCGACCACCTGACCGAAGCGCAGAAGAAAGCCTACATCATTGCCGACAACCGTATGGCGATGGACGCAGGCTGGGACGAAGAACTTCTGCGTGTGGAGATCGAGTCCTTACAGGCAGCGGACTTTGACCCGCTCCTCACCGGCTTTGATGAAAAGGAACTGTCGAAGCTCTTTGATGATGGCAAAGACATCAAAGAGGATGACTTCGATGTAGACGCCGAGCTGCAAAAGCCGACCTTCACGAAACCAGGCGACATCTGGACGCTGGGACGGCACCGGCTCATCTGCGGCGACAGTACCAAAGAGGAAACCTACGCCACCCTCATGGACGGTCGGAAAGCAAACCTCGTCATCACCGACCCACCCTACAATGTGAACTACGAGGGCAGCGCTGGGAAAATCAAAAACGACAACATGGCATCAGAGAAGTTTTTCGACTTCCTCTTCGATGCCTTTTCCAATATGGAGAAGGTCATGGCGGACGATGCGTCCATTTATGTATTCCATGCCGATACCGAGGGGCTGAACTTCCGAAAGGCATTTGACGCTGCCGGGTTCTATCTCTCCGGCTGCTGTATCTGGAAGAAGCAGTCGTTGGTGCTGGGCCGCAGTCCCTATCAGTG